AGAAAACAACAACAATAGGATTTATGAAGAAGGTGAATATCTTCCTCACCTGGAGTATTTGAATGACAAGATCCAACAAAAAAGATTAGTTGGAGAATTGGATCACCCTGAAAAATTTGATGTTTCACTAAAAAACATTTCTCACGTTATTGAGGATTTAGCCTACGATAAAGATGGCAGAGTCCTTAAGATCAAAGTGAGATTGCTTGACACCCCAGCGGGGCAGATTGCTAAAAAACTCGTTGATGCTGGTATTCCTCTTTCAATCTCTTCTAGAGCAGCAGGTAATGTTGGTCCAGATAAGAAAGTTCAGATCAAGAAGATCTTTACTTATGATCTGGTTGCAGATCCTGGATTTCAAGATGCACAGCTTGAGCGTGTATACGAAAGTGCTGGTTTCACATATTCTGAATTCTCAGAAAGAACCAAAAACTCTATTGTTAACTCATTAGAATGCATGAATGAATCATTAGGTATTAAAAATGATTCTGGATTGATGATATATAAGGTTGACAATAACGAAGAATTTGAAAAAATCTTTAAGCAAGAAAAAAATAAATCCGATATCATGGAGTCGACCAAAAAAGAATTTGTAACTAGCGAAGAGCTCAATAGTTATTCGATTTTCCTTAAGAAGAAGATGGATGAACTTGAGTCTCAGGTCTCTGAGATGAAAAAATCACCCGTAACAGTTTCTGAAAACAAAAACGAAGAAACTGCCGAACTCGAAGAAAGAGTTACTCGTTTAGAAAAGTACTCCGAATACCTAGCAGAAAATTTGGAAGAGGCTATTAAGTATGGCGAATATCTCGCAGAAAACCTTGACAGCAGCATTACCTACAGCAAGTATTTGGCTGAAAATCTTGACAAAACTATTTCATACTCAAAATATGTAGCTGAGAACGTAGATAAGTCAATCTCTTACTCAGAGTATGTAGCAGAAAACGTTGACAAAGCAATTGACTACTCCAAATATTTGGCAGAAAAAGTAGACGATAACATTCAGTACACAGAGTACGTTGCTGAGAATTTAGATAAGACAATTTCTTATTCTGAATATCTTGCAGAGAATGTAGACCAGTCTATTTCTTATTCAGAGTACTTAGCGGAAAACCTTGACAAAGGAATCGCTTATTCTGAGTATATCGCAGAAAAACTCGATCAAGGTATCTCTTATACTGAGTATCTTGCCGAGAATGTAAACAAGACCATTTCTTACTCTGAGTACATCGCAGAAAGCCTTAACAAAGGAATTGCTTACTCTGATTACTTGGCAGAAAAATTAAATGGCACGATTTCTTACACCGAATCTCTTTCAGAGGGTGAAAAAGCAACAAAAGCTGAAACACTTAACGAAAACGCAAGAGGTCAGGCAGAAATCGCTTCTAAAACCGAATTAGTAGAGTCAGGATTTGCTGGTGATTACGCATCACTTTCAAATCAACTGGACGCTCTGATTGAATCAGTCCAAACACAAAAGACTGTTGAATTACAACAAAAGGCTGAAACCAAATTCCAGCCTGCTGCTCAAACACAAAAAGCAGAAAAGACTTTAAATGAGAACGAAGCATCAGCTAAAGTTCAGACATCAGGTCACCAATTTATTGATGAAATGCCTGAAGAGTACGGTCAGATTTGGGAATCTTTGAACGAGGGTCACAAGCAATCAATCATTGCTCAATCAACCTTCTACAACTTAGAAACTCCTTATCAGATCAAAAACTTCTGGTCAACTCGTCAGCTTGGTTCTAAACCCGTTGGTCTTCAAAAACTCACAGAAAGTCAAGAAACCCCAGCCCCATCTACAACTTTATAATTCAGATTATCTGAATTGGGTGGCTAAGTCATTAGAAGGTAAATTTTAAAAAAACAAAACCATAAAAAATGAAACTCATTAACGAAGCAGAAATCTTCGATACCTGGGCGCCTATTATTGAGCAAAAAGCAGGTATTACAGATTCAGAAAAAAAGCAGTGGCTTTCTAAGTATTGCCACTATCACTCACTCAACGAATCTGCTGGTGCTTACCAGTCTTTGAACGTTGTTAACGGTATGGGTACTGTTACCCCTCCAACCTTCCCAGGTGCTACACAGGCTGGCTCTTTAGGCGGTCTATCACCTAACCAAGGATTCTACAGCCAATCTTGGCAAGGATCTGGCGATAAGTTCCCTTCACTTCTTCCTTTGGCTATTCAGGTAGCTGCGAAGACTGTAGGTTTCGACATCGTTCCAGTTATTCCTATGTCAGGTCCTTCAGGCGTATTGTCATACCTTGACTACGTTTACGCAGGTGGTAAAATCAGCCCAAATAACGTAGGAACAACTGCTCCTGACGCTTTGGCTGTAGCCCCTGCAATGATTAAAGTGCAAATCACTAGCTACACTGCTAGTTACCCAGCAGCTTTCGTAGTAGGTGACACTTACTTCATCACTAACGCTTCTTCAGCTAGTGCTTACTTGACTACCAAATTCGTTGGTCTTTCAAGAATCGATGGTTACCCAATCTTCGAAATCACTGGAGTAACTGCTGGTGAATCAGTAGCTTCTGTAATTGTAAGTGGAACTAACACTAAAGTTGGTACCTCAATCAACGTAACACAAGTTGGTACTACTACCGCTTCTGCTTCTTTGGTTAAAGCTCTTGAAGATCACATCCAAGGTTTCTCTGGTGCTGGTTTCTACGACAACGACGCTTGGCAAGGTCCTTTCGTTGACGGTACCAAGACTTACAACCCAATGCTTAGAAGTGTAGGAGAAGAGAACTACTACAACTTAATGGGTCTTTCGACTTTCACTAAGTTCGTAGAAGCTGACACTTTCCAAGTAGCTGCTTCAGTAACAACTGAGCAAATCCAGGATCTTAATAAGCAATTCGGTATCGACGTAATCTCTATGATCGAGAACGCATTGGTTAACGAGGTTTCTCAAGCTATTAACAAGCACATCCTTGCTAGAGCTTTTGCTCTTGGTTGGTCTAACAACAACGAATTCTTCACAACTGAAGGACAAAACCTTAACCTTAACCTTGTAATCGGTGGTACTGCTGGTTCTTACACCATTCCATCTTACGTAGGTAAAGACGATACAGCTATCACAATGGCTGGTACCGCTGGTCCTGCTGGCACAAACTACGAGAACTTGTCAACTTTACAAAGAAGACTTTTCTCAAGAATCCTTGCAGCTGCTAACGTAGTAGCTAACAGAGGAAGAAGAGGTCCTGCTAACTTCATCGTAACCAACGCTAACTTGGCGTCTTCGATGCAAGATATCAGCCAATTCACTTTCGCTCCTTTCTCTAACACCCTTACCCAAAACAACGGAACTCTTTACCCAGTAGGTTCTCTTGCAGGTATGACAGTGTCCGTAGATCAGAACATGAAATACAATGACACTAGAATCTTGGTAGGTAGAAAAGGTGGTGATGACGAGCCAGGTTTGAAATTCATGCCTTACATGATGGCTGAGTCAATCCAGACTATCTCTGAAGGAACAATGTCTCCTAAGATCGCAGTTAAGTCTCGTTACGCTCTAGTAGAAGCTGGTTTCCACCCAGAAACTATGTACTTCTGCTTTAACGTTAACGTACCAACTGGAGGTTTGAACTAATAACTCAAACTAGTTAACTTTAAAACCCCAAGCTTCGGCTTGGGGTTTTTTGTGTTTATTGTTTTGGAAGACGATATATAGTAAAAAGTAAATCTTCGGATAGTTTATAAACTATGAGTAAAATTTTCAGATTTGAACAATATTTAGAGGAAAGAGATTATTTTTCCCCAGCTGGTGAAGACCTGATGGAAGAGATTGTCCTTTGGAATTCCGAGCAATCTATTAACGAAGGATTGTTTGATACAATCAAAAACAAGCTTTCAAAAAGTTTCTTGGGCGATTTCTCAAAGGTTTCTGCAATCGATACTATAAGGAAAGGAAATTTGGAAATAGAAAAAGATCTTGTTGCTAAGAAATACGAGTATAATGATAAATTAGATGCACTTGAACTAAAGCTAGCTGAGGTTACAAGAAGCGGAAACAGAGCAGCAATTTTAGCTACAGAT